CGAGGAAAACACAGTGTAGTGGTGGACACTTGTCCTCCTCGACAAACTTAGAAATCATATCAGAGTATTCAATCATACCCGTCTGCTCTTTGTATGTAGTTAAATCTGCTTCTATTTGTTCTGTTAACCAAATGTCTGTAGTATAATGTAATTCTAATTCTACGGCTGCATCTGCTAAACTTATCTTTTTATTCCTTGCATACTCTATAATTTTCATATGTGGGTTAACGTGTTCTACATAACCATTTACATTTATACGTGATTCAAAAGATAGGTCAGCACAAAGGCTAGAAAAGTTTTTAAAACTTTTCCATTTATCTCCTTTTAATAATTGTGTTTTAGTATTGATATTACATTCTTGTGAACCCATAGAGTGCATGGTGCTCACATAAATTTTATCATTCTTAATTCTTTCTTTCGCTACATTTGCTGCAGCATTACTAAAAGCTATGTACGCAATCTTCTCAGGATCTGTTTTAATTAAATTCAACTCATTATCTAATAGTTGCATAAGTCTATGTGTTTTACCTGTGCCTGGAGGACCCGGAATAATTATTCTATGCAAAAGGTGCCTCCTTCATTTTATCTTTTCTTGTATTTGGTTTATCTAATTTAAGTGTAGGTAAGGACATGTATCTTACACTTTTGTTATTTATCTTACCTGGTATCTCCTCTGCATCAAACAACGTCTCTAACATTCTTGCTGTTTTTTGTTTTGGATATTTTTTTGTATCCCATATTTTTGTTCTAACTAAATACTTCCAAAAGTCTTTAAAC